TACAAAACGCAGCTTTGATGATCGCTGTTGAAATCTGGCAAGCAAGAACTGCTACCCTTTCGGGTTCTAATGCCATTGACTTCCAGCCCTCACCTTACCGAATGAGCGCACAGCTACTCGCTAAGGTCAGAGGATTGATCGCACACGCACTTGCACCAACATCGATGGTGGGATAATGCCAGTTGCGATTACTACCCTTAGAACTACTTTAGCCACAGCATTAGTAGATAACACTAAATACCAAGTCTTTGCTTTTCCGCCTGCAACAGTTCTTGCTAACTCTGTCATCGTGTCTCCAGATGATCCTTACATAACACCTACAAATAATCAGCACATTGGGATTAGTCCTATGGCATCCTTCAAGCTGCTAATTGTGGCGCCCTTATTTGATAACGAGGGCAATTTGAATGGCATAGAAGATTTTGTTTGTAGCGTGTTCGCTAAGCTCGCTGCATCATCTTTGACCTATAATGTAAGCGCAATAAGCGCACCTAGTATTCTCAACGCTGCTTCGGGTGACCTACTCAGCTGCGAGATGTCCGTATCAATCCTTACGAGTTGGAGTTAAAATGTCCGAGTGGGAAAAAGAGAACGAAGCCTTCCTGATCAAGATCGGGCAGGTAACACCAGCAACACCAAAGCCAGCAACTACTAAGAAAGACGAGGAATAATCTCATGGCTGTATTTCTAAATAACAAGGTCGGCGTGAAGATTAACTCTGTTGATCTTTCTGACCATGTAACAGCAGTAACAATTAACCGTACATTCGAGGAGCTAGATGTCACAGCTATGGGAGATTCAAGTCGGAAGGCGGTTAAGGGCCTAGAGGCTTCTACCGTCACGATTGACTTTCTAAACGACACAGCAGCAGCAAATGTATTGGCAACACTACAAGCTGCATGGGGAACAACAGTTACAGCTGTATTCCTACAGGAAAAAGGAACAGCAGTAGGAGCAACTAACCCTCTTTACACTGTTTCAATCCTTGTCAATAACACAACAGACATCAACGGTGCTGTTGGCGACATTGGCACACAGAGCATTACATTCACATGTAACTCAACAATTGCAGTAGCAACTACAGGCACATTCTAAACAATTAAACAAAGGGGCAAACCATGGCAAAACTAAAGATAGTTCGTACAGATGGAAGCGTATTGGAAGGCGAAATTACTCCAGCAGTGGAGTATTCGTTTGAGATGTACGCTAAAAAGGGTTTCCATAAGGCTTTCCGAGATGAGGAAAAGCAGAGCGATGTCTATTGGTTAGCATGGGAAGTAACACGCAGGACAGGTGAAACTGTTAAGCCTTTCGGGATTGAGTTCATCGAGACCCTCAGATCAGTCGAGGTCTTAGACTCAGACCCTTTAGCATAAAGCGGGATCTGCCATTCACCTACCTAATCGCTCGCTTGAGTATTAGGTTGCAGACACCGCCACAACATTTATTAGAGTTAGACAGAGTGATGTTAAACGCATTACTACAAGGCTTACAGGATGAAGCAAAGGAGATTAAAGATGCCAGCAACCGTCAAAGGCGGCGTTGAACTCCGTAAGGCTTTAAGGCAATTTGCTCCAGACTTAGGTAAAGAAACTCAAAAAGAATTGGGTAATTTATTAAAGCCAATTACTGCTAAAGCCAGAGGATTTATTCCTTCAACTGCTCCGCTATCTGGATGGGGTATGCCAAGCAAAGGATCATGGGAAAGACTTCAATGGTCATCATCTGAAGCCAAGCGTGGCATTGGATTTAAGGCAACACCATCAAAACCAAATAGATCAGGTTTTCGTTCTTTAGCTCGAATTGTGAACTCATCTGCCGCCGGTGCTTTATACGAGACTGCTGGAAGAAAAAACCCTCAAGGCAGACCACAGGCTCCAACCTATAAAGTCTTATTGCCTGGACATGAGAATTTTGGCAAGAACATTAGATCAGGAAATAAAGATCAATCTAAAAGCAATAACCCTTATGCTGGGCAACAGTTTATTAATGCATTAAATAGCACAGGCCAAATAGTTGATGCCTACCAGCGTGGCCAAGGTCAAGCAGGTCGTGCTTCTCGTAAGATGCGTGGTCGTGCAATCTTTAGAGCGTGGGCAGAAGATGGCGGTAAAACCACAGCAGCGGTAATTAAAGCCATTGAAACATCTAAAGTAAAATTTGAAAACTACACATTGAAGGCAAAATAATGTCAGCCGATGTAAGAATAGACATAGCCACAGAGTTCACTGGTAAAAAAGCTTTTAAGGAAGCTGATACCGCTACTCAAAAACTTACAAAGAGTGTTAAAAGATTTGCTGGCGCCGCTGGTATTGCCTTTGGTACAACTGCAATTCTTGCTTATAGCAAGGCATCGGTAAAGGCTTATGCTCAAGATGAAGCCGCTGCATTAAGACTTAATAGAGCTGTTGAAAATTTAGGCATTGGCTTTGCTAATCCTCAAATTGCTGATTACATTGGCAATCTTGAAAAATCTGCTGCTATCGCCGATGATGTTTTAAGGCCAGCATTTCAAGGTTTGCTTACTACTACTGGCTCACTGACTCAATCACAAAAACTTCTCAATGATGCCATAACAATTAGCCGAGCATCTGGTGTTGATCTTGCCACAGTTACACAAGATCTAGGCAAAGGTTATGTTGGTATTACTCGTGGATTAGCAAAGTACAACACAGGTCTTACAAGAGCAGAATTAAACACTAAGTCATTTAATGAAATCTTAGGAATTATTCTTGGAAGATCCGCAGGAGCCGCTGAAGATTATCTAAGTACAACATCTTATCAAATGGAAGTATTAGGAGTAGCAACAGGCAACGCATCTGAAATCATCGGTCAAGGATTAGTTGCTGCCTTTGCTCGCATAGGTGGTGGCACTGAAGCCAGTGATGCCGCAACAGCTATTACAACTATTGCTAAAGCCCTTGCAGCAGTCACAGTAGCAACAGGCACAGTTATTGGTGGATTTACTGGAGTGTTCAAGACACTAAAGAATTTACCTAGAGACATCTTTATGGGCTTTGCAGGAAAGCAAGGCGGTCTTACACCTCAGCCACAACCTAAGCCAAAGCCAGATCCTGTAAATCTTGCGGATGAAAAGTTCCAGAAATTATTGGCAAAATTAGAAGAAGATGCAATAAAGCGCCAGAAAGAATTAAATCTTCTTAAAATCAAGGGATTAGCCACTCAGAAGAAATTAACTGCTGACAAGAAAAAGCAAGAGATTCTTGATAAGGCTGCTCTAGTCCTTGCTCAAGGCCAAAAGGTTTTTGATGAAGAAGGCATCCAATTAGCTGCTGCCGCACAGGGCAAACTTACAGATGAAGAACGCACTCGCATAGCCTTAAAGAAAGACATTTATGACTTAGAGGCTGCCATCAATGAAGGCAATGTTACTGCTGCTGCTCGCCTATCTAGCAGCATGGTGGCCAATGCTCAGAAGTTAGCAGCCCTTCGTGGTGACATGATTGGTCTTAATGACATTGAAAACCCATTTACTGCATGGCTAGAGACTTTGAAACTCATGGCAATGGAATTGGCAATGCTAGCCAAGATAGCCAAGACACCACCTCAACTATTGGGTAAAGGTTCTACAGGTGCAGAGATTGAAGGCATTATCGATCAGTATTTGAAACTAACACCAGAAGATCAGACAACCCTTTTTGGCAGTCCTTTGCTACCAAAAGGATCTTTGCCACCAAGCATGTCTGGAACATTTACAGAAGGCCCAGAAGCCGCAAGAATGTTTAATCAGATGAGCATGGGTGGATCTATGGGCGGCGGTGGCACTGTAGTAAATGTCAATGTCACAGGATCAGTCACAACAGAGCGCGATCTAGTCGCAGCAATTACACAAGGACTCTACGCTCAGCAGGCTTCTGGTACTCCAGTTAATTACAGTACGGCGTACTAATGGCACTACCAGCAACCCCTATCGTAAAGATTAACCTAACTGGTGGAGCCTCATTTGGTGAAGCCTTTGTTTTGGGTTCATCCCGTCTAGGCTTTGCTGAGTTTGCTTCAGGCTCCACTGTTATTGTCGATGTATCTAATCAAGTCTCCAAGATAGATACACGCAAAGAGCGCAACCTATTTCAGGACAAGTATCTATCAGGTACAGCGACTGTGCGCATTATTGATGAAACAGGGGCTTGGAATCCACAGAATTTGTCGAGCCCTTACTACCCCAACCTTGTACCTCTACGCTCTATTCAGATTTCAGCATCTTATAGCGGAACTACTTATCCAATCTTCAAGGGTTACATAACTGAGTATCTTTACACCTACCCGAAAGATCAGGAAATTGGCTATGTCGATCTAATCTGTTCAGATGGATTTAAGCTGCTGTTCAACTCCAATGTCACCACAGTCACAGGCCAAGCTGCTGGACAAGATACAGGCACACGCATCGACAAGATCCTTAACACTATTGGCTGGCCTTCTAGCCAGAGATCAATCCAGACAGGCAACACAACATGCGTGGCCGACCCTGCAACCGTGCGTACGGGCCTTACAGCCATCCAGACGGCAGAGTTCACAGAGCAGGGTGCTTTCTATGTGGACAAGGCAGGAAACGCAGTCTTTAAGAATCGCCAGTTTGTCTATGATGCTCAAGCTGCTACACCTATTGAGTTTTCCAATGCTGTCGGATCTACAGACATAAACTATGCAGGCATCGTCTTTGCCCATGATGACAAGACTATTGTCAATCAGGCTACAGTCACCCGCATAGGCGGCACAGCTCAGACCTTCTCAGATGCTACTTCTGTGACACAGTATTTCCTGCATTCAGTTACAGCCGACCAGATGCTTATGCAAACAGATGCTAACGCTTTAGCCCTAGCAACTGCCTATGTAACGACACGCAAAGACACCACAATCCGCATTGAGTCAATTACTCTGGATCTAGTAACTTTAGGCTATGGAGCAGGAGTGGAGGCAGCTTTAGATCTTGATTACTTTGACACTATGGAGATCACGAATGTCAATGTGTCAGGCACGACTATTGTTAAAAAGCTGCAATGTCAGGGGATTAGCCACAGCATCACCCCTAATACTTGGGTTACAGTTTTGACCACGCAAGAGCCATTACTCGATGTGATGTACTAGAATAGGACTATGGAGAAACAATCATGGCAGTAGGACTACCAGCCAAAACCACATACGCTAATGGTGATGTCTTTTCGGCATCGGACATTAACGACACCAATGGCACACTTAACCTTGTAGGTCAGACGACTAACTTTTATGCTGGCAAGAATAAAGTTATCAATGGTGATTTCAACATCAATCAAAGAAATTTTAGTTCGACAACAACCAATAACACTTATGGGTTTGATCGTTGGACTTATTTGTTTAATGACGGAACTTGTACTTATTCAACACAAACCTTTACTTTAGGGGCTGCACCAGTTGCAGGATACGAGGGAAAGACTTTTGCAAGATTAGCCACAGTTTCTCAAACAGCAGCAGGTGCTTATTCACTTTTGGATCAAAGAATCGAATCAGTAAGAACAGATGCTGGTGAGACTGTCACGGTTTCATTTTGGGCAAAAGCCAATTCAGGAACACCAAAGATAGCAGTCGAATTTATTCAGGCATTTGGCACAGGTGGGTCTCCTTCGGCTGACGTGAATACTTATGCGGGTCAAGCAACGATTTCGACATCGTGGGCGCGTTATTCTCTAACGGTTGCAATTCCTAGCATTTCAGGAAAAACAATTGGAACAAATAATAACGACAATTTGACACTTCGTTTATTTACATCAGCGGGTTCAAATTTTAATTCCCGTACTGGCTCACTGGGTATTCAAAACAACACAATTGATATTTGGGGTGTGCAACTTGAAGCAGGATCAACTGCTACCGCTTTCCAAACTGCAACTGGAACAATTCAAGGAGAATTAGCCGCTTGTCAAAGGTATTACGAAAGATCAACAGCAGCAGAAAACTACGAAGTATTTGCTGGCGGTTGGGCAACTTCCTCAACAAACATTAGAGCAACTTATTACTTCAAAGTATCTAAAAGAGCCGCAGTGACATCCTTAGACTTTTCCACATTGCGCGGTACAAACAATGTAAACCTTTCAAATGTTACTTTTGACTCTGCTGGTATTAACTCAGCAACAGTAAATTGCACCACAACAAGTTTGACCACAGATAGGTTCTATAACATTTTAGCAAGCAATTCAACATCAGCCTTTCTTGGCTTTAGTGCGGAGTTATGAAAATGGACAATGTTACATTTATTGAAATTGAAGCCACAGGCGGAGTTGAGACTCACGCTTTAATTGAACACACAGACGGTTCTTTTACCTCAATGCTCAAATCTACTTATGATGAATTAAAGAACAATGAAGCAGCCAAGACTATCTAAAGCTGCGATTCAGCTTCGTGAGCAATTCGATGATGCCTACCCAGATCGTGACCGCACATCGGATGGTTGGATCGGTGATACCCGACATGGTGCTCGTAAGTCTGATCATAATCCAGATGAGCAAGGCTGGGTACGCGCCATTGACATCGATCGTGACTTATCCGGAAAGGCCAAGCCCGACCTCATGCCCGACCTTGTTGATCAAATTCGTGCAGCCTGTAAAAAGGGATCTGAGAAGCGTATCGCTTACATTATTTTTAACGGGTCAATCTGCTCCCCTATTCTTAGGTGGAAGTGGCGCAAGTACACAGGGGCTAACAAACATGTTCACCATGTGCATTTCAGCTTTAAGAAAGAAGCTGACTTACTGGGTGAATTTTATCAAATACCTATGTTAGGCGGAAAACTATGAATCTAAAGAATCCAGCAATCCTTGCAGCAGGAGCATTTCTAGCAGCATGGTCAGCAACTAATTTCGATGCAGACTACAGAGCAATCTTGTGGTCAATACTTTCAGGCGTGTTTGGTTATGCCTCACCTAAACGATAATGATTGCGCAGGACATGGCGGTTCTTGCTGTTGCTGCTACGACCGTTATTGGTTCATTTATTGGCTCGGTGCGTTGGCTAGTAAAGCACTACCTTCAAGAGCTAAAGCCAAATAGTGGCTCATCCATGCGCGACCAGATTAACTTACTGGAAGCGCGTGTCGAAACTATCCTTCGTATCTTAGAGAAGTGACAATTATCCTATGGCAAGAAAAAAGGTTATAGACCTAGACACTTACACAGCTCTTGATGCCTGGGCTATTAGCCTGCAAGAAATGTATAGAGCATTGCGTAGAGCAGGCATGGATGTTGATTTAGCATTAGCAATCATCATTGAGCCTACAGCTTATCCTGCGTGGATCTTGCCATCTCCAGTCGATCCAGAAAGGTTCGGCGATTACGAAGATGAGGATGACGATTAAGCGAATAGTTATTTTGTCTGATCTTCAGTGCCCTTTTGAAGATGTCCATGTAACACGCAACATTGCTAAATTCTTACAAACCTTCAAGCCAGATCAAACAGTAACGATCGGCGATGAAATAGATTTCAATACCATTTCAAAATGGAGTGAGTCCACTCCTGAAGCCTACTCACAGACTCTAGGCGATGACAGAGATCGCTGTGTTGAACTGTTGTGGGATTTAGGGGTAACTGACTGCATTAGGTCTAACCATACCGACCGTCTTTACAATGTGATCATGAAAAAGATCCCATCCTTTCTATCTTTGCCAGAGTTGCGCTTTGAGAAGTTTATGAAGTTTGATGAGCTTGGAATTACCTTCCACAAAAAGCCTATGCAACTGGCTCCATCTTGGGTGGCTGTTCATGGGGATCACACACCTATTAAGCCACATGGCGGTCTAAGCGCATTAGAGGCTGCTAGGCGTACGGGCACAAACATTATCTCTGGCCATACCCACAGAGCAGGCCGTACATCCTTCTCAGAAGCCATAGGAGGCCGTTTGGGGCGTGTTCTGCATGGGGTTGAGGTAGGAAACCTTATGGACTTCAAACAGGCCGCATACACCAAAGGAACGGCTAATTGGCAACAGGCATTTGCCATCATGTATGTTCATAATAAGAATGTTCAAGTCGATCTAATCTACATTGAAAAGAACGGCACATTTATAGTCAATGGCAAGGTCTATGGACGACCTCGTTAGAGACATCTTCCCTGTCCGCAAGACTATAGACGATTCCGTGGATGAGGCAGAATCGTTATCATTTCGTTATCAAATTAAACACAAATAGTCGCAGGGCTGTGCAACACTAAGCCTGTCACCAGCCGAGGGCGCTGGTGCGATAGGAGCAAGATGACTGACAATCAGATTATTGGAGCAGCTTTACTGCTGTTTCCTTTATTAGTTGGATTGATCTATTCACATGTAGCACAAGGCAATTATCAAAAAGGTTTTCGTGAGGGATACCATCGAGGACGGGCAGTCAATCGCCAAGAATTTTGGCAAGAATGAAACCAAGTGAAATCTTACAATCAGCCACCGACACAATCACTGATCGTGGCCTTTCATACGGTCACCCAGCAGATAACCTGCAACACACCGCAATGCTGCTTAGTGCATACCTACAAATGCCAATACATGACTATCAAGTGGCAGGGATCATGGTACTTGTTAAACTTGCAAGAACTAATCAAAGCGCACAACACCTCGACAACTGGGTCGATCTTTGCAGCTATGCCGCCATTGGTGGATCATTAGCATTAACGGAGAATGAACTCTATGTTTAATTTAGATGATTACGAAGATGTCGCAGCTAGGGTGCTGAGATTTCAGAAGGCTTATCCAGAGGGAAGGATTGTTACAGATGTCATTCAATTTAATCCAGAAAAAGGCATTGTCCTCATTTCTGCTCAGATCTACCGCAACTCTACAGATACTTTGCCTGCGGCTGTTGATTATGCTTTCGGTGATGCTTCTACGTATAACGCAGGGATGCGTAAATGGTATGTTGAAGATACATCGTCGAGCGCAATAGGCCGCAGTTTGAGCCTAGTTTTGGAAACCGCCAAGAAGCCCACCAAACAAAACATGCAAAGGGTCAATGAGCAAAAAACAGCAAAGCCTGTAGAAAAGGATTACTGGACTACACCGTTTGGGGAACAAGATGAGTTCATTAAGCAAGTGCCAGCACCTATGACCTTAGACAAGGCTGTTGATACTGTTGCAGACATTTTAGGTACTGCAAAGGTAGTGCCAAGCTGCAAGCATGGAGACATGGAGTTTAAGGATGGCAACAAGAATGGCCGAGCATGGGGTGGCTACTTCTGCCGACACATTGGAGTACAAGGCTCAGAGCCTAAGTGTCCAACACTCTGGTATCAGCTAAGCAGTCAAGGCACATGGGAACCACAGAAAGCGAGAGCATAATGGGTTACATTGAGATACATAATGCAGATGGATTAGGTGGATGGGTGAACTTTGATGACATTCCATTTATAGAAATTATCAACTGTCAATTATGTAATGAGCCAACAGAAGCTAGAGACATCGTTGCTAACATTGTCATTCGTGAAGAAAAGCCTGTTGTGGGTGCGTGGCAGTGTCGCAAATGTCATGCGGTAAATGGCTAGTCAGCACAGGAAATACAGAGGTTTCGCGACCGAGCGAATCGTGGCAGATTACCTATCATCTGTCTGGGAGTTCGCATCCGTTGGTCGCGGAAAGGGTAAAGACATTACTGGAGTCCCTTTTGACGCAGAAGTCAAGGCCAGAAAATCGTTTAACCCATTGGCAACGATCCGACAATACCAAGCGCGAACAGCCATTTCGGGGGAATTGGGCTTTGCAATCTTGAGATTGAACGGACAAGGAACGAATGCAGAGGACTATGCCTGCATCATCCGTCTCGGTGACTTGCTACCATTATTGAAACTCAAATACGGTCATTTAGATCAAGAACCTACAGAGGCAGACATCGACCGTTGCTCTGGATGTGGGTCATACATGATAAGGAAGTGTTTAACATGCCAGCCTACGACTACAAATGCAGCCGATGCAATCTCAATCAAGAGATCACTCATGGATGGCACAATCGACCAGTAGTTTTATGTAATTACTGTAATGAACCAATGAGCAAGGTATTTACATCTAATCCAATTCACTTCAAGGGCAAAGGATGGGGCAAAGACTAACGACACGCCCAACGCAAGGGGGAGCCAATTAAGGCTCTGACCAGCACTTTTACCTGTAAGGAGACTATACATGCTTGACACACTCGGTACTCTCAGGGCTAGAGCCCATAAGGGGCTCAGAGCGAGCCGCTCGCGGATAGCTCGCTCGGTAGCCATCGCTATTGGGATAACTCTATTATCACCAATGTATGATGCTAATACTGGGCAAATAGATGCCTTCAAATACAATCCTAGAAAATACATAAATGCCACAATGAATAAGACTGAGGCTAAATGTATTAAGTTACTTATAGCAAAAGAATCTGCATGGAATCATAAAGCCATTGGTAATCTATCTGGTACTCATAGAGTCTATGGATTATTACAGATTAAGAACCCTATTGCTAAAGACATGAACCCTATGCAACAGATACAGTTACACATGAGATACTTAGATCATAGGTATGATGGATCAGCATGCAAAGCATGGTCTCACTTTAAGATTAAGGGTTGGCATTGAGTAGAGCTGCAAGTCATAGAGAGTTAGGTACTCAACGCTGGAAGGATCAGCGCTTGCGTGTACTCAAGCGTGACTCATACATCTGTGCATACTGTAGTGGTGAGGCAACACAGGTTGACCATGTCATTCCTCGTGCCAGTGGTGGTGGTCATGAGCTTGATAACTTAGTTGCTTGTTGCGCACCATGTAACTCACGCAAGGGCGCACACAATGAGGGGGTTTTTTTAGCAAGAGGTGCTACCCCCCCTGTCTTTTCTTCCCGTATATCCCCGATGCAGTCGGAGCAACCCACGACTAGTCCTTTTAAGCTCAGACCTGATCCGATTCAATGACGGATGAACCCAAAAGGAAACTACCGCTACGAGGGGCAACCGAGGCAAGGGTTCACAGCCCACTTCTAAAGGGCGCTTCTAGGTATAAAGAAGTTCTTGACATGGTTGAGCGCTTAAAGATGGACAAGCTCATGCCTTATCAGGAATGGGTGCTTAAAGACATGATGTCTGTCGATAAAAAGAATAACTATCGAAGAAAGACCTGTTTGTTACTGATCAGTAGGCAAAATGGCAAAAGTCACCTCGGCAGAGTCAGAGTTATCTGGGGCATGTTCTATGGAGACGAAAAGAAGCTGATTATCATGTCAGCTAATCGAGCAACCTCTTTGATGCTGTTTCGTGAGATCGCTTGGACTATTGAATCAACTCCAGAGCTGAAAGCCATGACGAAGGCAATCCGCTACGCTAACGGTGGCGAAAGAATAGAACTGCTCAATGGCGCAACCTTAGATGTCATTTCAGATAACTCATCTTCACCTCGTGGTCGCACTGCTGATTTCTTATGGATCGATGAAATTCGTGAAATCTCAGAAGATGGCTACAAAGCTGCTGTGCCAGTAACTAGAGCTAGAGCAAATGCACAGACATTCCTGACTAGCAATGCGGGAGACCATTTTAGTTCAGTGCTTAACGGATTGGTCGAGCGCGCTAAAGATTACCCGCCTGAGACTTATGGCTACTATGAGTATTCTGCGCCACAGTATTGCAAGATAGACATTGCTTCTGATTCTTTCTGGAGAACTGCTGTAGCACCTAGTAATCCAGCACTAGGTTTTACAATTACTAAAGAATCGATTGAAGAAGCTATTGCAACTAACCCAATTGAGCAGACACGCACAGAAACGCTTTGTCAATGGATCGACAGCCTACAAAGTCCGTGGCCACATGGAATCCTAGAAGAAACCTCGGATAACACCTTAGAAATGTCGCCGGGGGCTTATACTGTATTTGGTTTCGATACCAGTCCGTCAAAAAGACACGGGAGCTTAGTAGCAGGCCAACTTCTCCCAGATGGGCGGATTGGTATCGGGATCCTAGAGACTTACAGCTCTCAAATGGCAATTGATGAGTTAAAGATGGCTGCATCTAT